ATTATCATGATGGCGCTGCTCCTGTGCATCCTAAATCGGTAGTATTTTCACCAACTGACCCTTCTCAGATGGGTCTTATAATGGACGTTCCATTTACTGAAGGGCAGGTTGCTACATGGGCGTACGATGATCAGGGGCCGTGTGACCTGCAGGAGGTACGATCACCGAATACTGAAGCAGATAATCAGACGTACGCAGTGAATAATATGATTTACACACCAGCAATATCTGAAGATTTTGTAGGTGCTTGTGATGACCCATTGCATGAGATGTTCTTGCAGCTTAAAGGTGTTGGTACTCCAGTTACAAGTCATACAGCTGATATATACCAGCCGGATCATACTGGGGTATTCAATAAGTTTCAGGCAGACCTTCCAGTGTGGCGTGGCGGCAGACTCGCTAATGGAAGTGTATACTCAACAGATGCTCAGGGAAATCCTATAGCTACAGCGTTACACTATCAAAATGTTGTAACCAATGAGATTAAGTATTCAAGGGATTTAACCAATTGGTTGGCGACAAACTGTAATATAGTTTATAATCAAGTAGGTATAACAGGAAAACCAAATACAGCATCATTAGTGACGTCAGTTGGCGACGGTACTGTTCCACAATTAATAGCGAATCACCCCACACTGGACGATCAGGCAATTAATACTGTTGTATTTTATTTTAAGAAGAAATCTGCTAATCCAATGTATTCGGTTAAATCAAGAATAGAATACAGAGCTTCAGGATCTAGAGTTGATACACTTGAAATAATAGTTAATGCTTATTCTTTAATATCAAGTATAGGCTATTCATTTGGAGAAGGCGCTAATGGAAGGTATACCGTTATTAATAAAGGTGATTTTTTTGCCATTCTTATTGAAATGAAAAAGTCTATCGGTATAGCAAATATAGTGGTAGAGATAAGAAATACTGATAATAACAATGTTCAAGCGGAGCATATTGTTGGTAATACCGAACTTTATTTAAATAAGACTATTGATGAAGTAGAAAACATCGGTCCAATATTCACTGATGGAACTGTTGTGTCAACTGACCGTATCAACTACGCCTACAATGTAGCGAATCTGAACAACGACTCTGGTGCTGTTTATATGGAAGTTAACCCTGCTCCGGGTTTGATTGCAGGAACTTTTTTAAGTTATGGGCTTGGGCCTGAGCTCATAGCTGATCCTCAATTTTCTGGGGCATGCGCTGCCGAATGGAAATGTTATGGCGATTGGGTTGTTGGAAACGGAACTGCTTATCATCCTGCTGGATCACCAAACTCAATACGACCTCTTCCTTTAGTAACACCCGCAGCAATGGACAGTTATCAAATACGTTACCAACCTGAAGGGGTAACGTCTGGTGTATCAGATCACATATCATGCAAAATTGGAGGCAATCTTGGTAGTGTTAACAGTGGGAATTATATGCAAACGGATGTGATTACTACTGGAGATACTACGGTACTCGCATTTGTACCAACTTCAGGTTGGGATGGCTATTTGCAAAATGCGTCTTGTAGAAAAATAGCTGACTCAACTAATTTTATCCTTACTGATTCTGAGCTTAATTCAGTGTCTGTTCCAGGCATTATAGATCAAGTCAACAAGGTAGGTGTCCGATGGAACAGCACTGATTCACTTATGTCCATTATGGTTAACGGCGTATGGTCAGCAGATGTTCCTTATAGCGGGAATATATCTGATGACTTCAAAATGTTTACTGCTATGGAGGGTTCTGCCTCAGTGCATTGTATCCGAGCATGGGGAGGAGGCCACTACGCGGATTTAAAACAGGCGATTGAAAATCAGTTTGCTAGCGGGAGTTCGATGGCTTCTGCTTTTGATGCTGGTTTTGATAGTGGATTTAAATAAATAACAAGGAGATACAATGAGCATACATGATGACATACTTGTAAAGTTGCCTAACAACACAACTGGTGAGATAGAGCCTGCTGATATACGAGACTCGTTTGACTTAATATTGGCCCCTCAAGAAATTGCAGTAATGAAGGGGAATAATCCAGTTATGAAGATGGAGATTGAAGCTGCTGGTTCTGCTGCACAGATGCAGGTTATTGATCTGGACGCAGGACACCAAACTGCTATAATGGAGTATGACAAGACCACTAAGTCATTCTCCTTCAGTCTATTTGATCCAAACACTGGTGTGGCTAAAGCGACCTTCCAGGTTAAGCAGGATGGCAAGGCGTATATCGGGGGGGTTGAAATCGCCACTGTAACAGCCTTGTTAACTCTGCAGGACTTGGATAGGCCTACTGTAGTTAGCGCATATACTGCAACACCTACTAAAGCAGAGCTTGTTACCGCTGCGAAGCTCCTATCTTACTATAGCAACGACGCTGCATTTTGGTCCGCAGGGCATGATTTCTATGTACGAGATAACCCACAGACCAAGATGCTGCTTGTTAAGTATCGGGGTGTGGCTGCCAATGTAGATGAAGCCACTGCAGGCAATTTCTTCTTCGAGAAAATAACCTTAGCAACATAAGGAGTATGATGAACTATCTATATCTGATACCCCCTGCTGACAAGAATGGGGACCTGTTCCCTTCTGATGGTACAGCAGTATTGTTAGGGGTCACGTCGAGTGGTCATAGGAAGTGTCTGTCGTCAAGGGTGATAACCAATGTCACTGTGGTGGGATCCTGGGGTAACAATGGTGAACAGTCGTTTCTTGACCTACAACTGTATGAAGACCATTTCACTCCATTTATGAACTCAGTGGAGGGCTTTGCAACTGACCAGCAAAACATCCATCATTGGCAGGGACACGACATGAGGCATATGCAGGAAACACCTGTAGCCAACACCAAAGCCGTATATCCCGTGGATAGGCAACCTTTCGTTGTCACCATGAGTCGATATGAGAAAACTACTGGGGGTTGGCCTGGCTGGTATTGGTCATTCGTGGTTGAGTTCATTGACCCAAATAGGCCCCCGGATGCACGGACAGTAGGCATATATGATGAGCACTGGAACTATCTCTATACTGTAGGTGCATTGGTGGAGGAGAATATTCTTGTTGGTCAGGATCCAGACGGCAATCCAATTTTTGAAAAGAAATGGGTTGGCAGATGCCCTCCGGGCCGACAGACAACAGTCCCTGGGGATATCTATTATGCTCTGCTGTTTGGTTCTGCACAGGAGGGTAAAATGATCTTAGCCTCTGACCAGATGAGACGGGTTAATCATTATTGGGAGCATACGGAGACTGTATAATGGCTGATAATACGAGCACTAAGCATATATATCTGTCTGCAATTGTAGTTGTATTGCTTGGTGCTCTTATTGCATCAGTTGGTTCTGTATTTACTGGGATTGACCGAGCAGAAGAACAGATTAAATCTCGCCTGGATAAAGTAGAGAAGTCTGTTCTTAATCGTGAGTTTCTATCACAAAAATTTAAATATTATGATTTCCGATTAGATCAGATGGAAGAGCAATGCTGCTCAAGCATTCCTGAAAAGGAATGGAGGAAAACAATCAAATGAGATCTACAGGTGCTTTGCTTATACTCATTTTATTAACGGGATGTGCTACCCAACATGATACCAATGTAATGATTGCTCAGAGTAATACAGATCGATTTATTGCATTCACTACAGGTATGAACAGTGCAACGAGTGAAGGTGCTCGTATCGCTATATCTATGGCCTTTGCAGGTGGGATGGGAATGCAGAAATTCTATCGGGAAAGGGATGGAGTTGACTTCATGCAAGCAGCACTACCGTATGCAACTCTATTTATGCCATTAGCATATGGTCAACGGAGACACTCGGATGGTGGTTCTATGGCTGCTGGTCGTGATATTTACATTGAGTCCTCCCATGAGCATAGTGCCTATGATAGCGCTGTACGAGACTATTTTGCTACTCAATATTCAGGCATTACAAGCACTGAGCCTGTAGATAATTCTATCATGGAAACCTTACCAGAGGAGGAACCTATTGCTACAGAGGTACTGTGATTTTTGCGGGGACTGGCTTGATGAGGATTCATATTTCGAGATTGAAACTTGTCATGCTACATTAGATGTGGGATTTAGTTATGACTTATGTCCTGCTTGCCACACCATTGTTACACAGTGGTTAACAAATTTTACAAGGGATAAAAATGAACATGAGACTTAGGGATAGATTTTTTGGGGTTGCAATATTTTTTCTTCTCGCTAGCCTGATTGCTTTGATATGTCTTGTTGTAGATACTGCTAATGCTGCAGAGTTCAAGTGGACATACACAGCAGAGCAGCAGAAACACATTGATGGCTTCAGAATTTATGATGGGAACCATAAAGTTGTACTGGACAAGATTAAACCGGATAAAAGGAAAGCAACAGTGACTGAACCAACTGCATGTACAGGCTATTATTGTGTTGCATACAAAGGGAAGGATGAGAGTGACGAGAGTACAATAGTCGCGTATTGTCCACCTACTGTGGTCATTCCTCCAGCAGGTGGGTTTGTAGCAGTCAAACCTTCAAAATAATCGTAAGGGCTCGTCAATTGTTCGCGGGAACTCACAGCAGTCCCTACCTACGTGATAAGCCTTTCCATTTACATGGAGTTCTAAATGACTACCTTCAATATGTACTCCAAGTTTATTCATAAGTTCTTCTATCTCTGTGATACCTAGCTTCTGTTCACCTGCTCTGGTAAGTATTATAGCCATATTATTCTCCGAATAGGCAGTACCCATGAGATGTGCTTGAGATCATCTTCGTGGGTCTGCCTTTTATATGTTTATTTTCCTTCTCCCAAGTTCCAACCTTAATGTCTTCAAGTCGACCCCTTGCAGGCATATCTTTAAGCTCAACCTCTGCAGCAGCCTCACGCTGTCTAGAACCCTCGGTAATAGTTACTGATGCTGTAGATGGGCCGGGCATATTCGATCCACCACATTTACCCATCTCAGGAGGCTGAAACAGCCTGTCGTTATCAATTAGACCATCTCGCCATAATGCAAGACGTTTTCTGATATATGTTTTTTCAAGATCTGGGATATGCCTACGAATAATAGAGGTAGCACAACGCTCCATATCTGGATTGATGAAAACAACTTCACTATGAGATACATTATTCTCCACGCGCCAGATGAGGTTTCTGATGTACAGTTCATAATCATTTTTACTATTAGATAGCATCTTTGTTAGATTTATTCGAGACACCTTGTACTTCTCAGCAAAGTCTACGGTATCCAGAGTAACACCATCCACATGGATTAACCACCTACCTAATACCTTTTCTACTTTAATATTCATTATCAGTTACCTATGTCTATCAATGATCTCTTTGAATTTATCCAGGTTGCTCACGACATATGCCGGAAAACCCAGTGACCTGAGTTCGTTAATTGAATCCATCTGCAGTCTCGATATCTTTCCCCCTTTGGTTCTTTTCGCCTCGATAAAGATTATCACTCGACGAGGGAGTAAACAGATTCTATCTGGTACCCCGGATTCTCCTGGGCAGGTCCACTTCTTAAATTGCCCACCAAGTGATTCTACATATTTTCTCATCTGTTTTTCTACTACACGTTCGCATACCATGTCATATGTTATTTGAGATATTTTAGGATTGCTCTGGTGAGCCCTTCATGCGTTTTATTTTTATTTTCAATGGATTTGTATATGATTGGATCAATCGTGTTTAAAATTGAAATATGATACACTATGACATAACTCGATTTTTGACCCGTTCGGCATAGTCGACTTATTAACTGATGGTATTCATCACCGGACCAGGTAGGCGAATAGAATACTAACAGATTACCACCCCCTTGCATGTTAAGCCCATGACTCGTAGACTTTGGGTGTACAAGTAGTTTTGATATTTTTCCCCTATTCCACTTGTGAATAGTTTTAACCTGTTTGTCCCGGTCAACACCACCACCAATGTGGGGAGCTCCACCTAATTTCTTCTTTAGAAAATCTCGTTCATGGTTGAAGTTATAAACAATCATTACTGGAGTCCCATTGGCTGATTCTATGATCATGTTTAATGCTTCATATTTAATCTGATGAACTTTCACAGCCACGCCTTCACTCGAGTACACCAGTCCTTGACAATATTGTCTGAGTTTCATAGACAGGGACATTGCATTCTTGGCTTTCAGTTTATGTTTACGTCTGAGCCTTTTAATTTCGATTATCTTTTCTTTTTTAAACTCGGCATATTCCTTAGCCAATTGTTTTGTGAATTTACAGTTTACCTCTTTAGTAGTTATCATAGGCAGGTTACCATGAGACTTATCCACAGTGAACATGATATCCCTAATCTTTTTGTAGATCCGTTTCTCTGCCTTATGCTTCGGGAGATACCTATATCCTGTGTAGTCCTGGTCAAAATACTTTCTTCTATAACTAGTTAGTGTCCTGCCCAGACGCTTACCCCGATCAAGTAAAAACATCTGAGTCCACAACTCAAGTAGGCTGTTTGGTGCAGGCCTACCGGACATTACTATTCTCTTATTAAATATTGGATACATCCCCTTAAGTTTACGCCACTGGACACCCGCTGTTTTGAACTTAGTGCCCTCATCCACGATCAGCCCATTAAACGGGAATACTGGATGGACATGCCGAAGACGTCTATGCAGAACACTGTGTAGCCATTTAATTCCCTCAGGATTGATAACATAGATATCCGCTTGGCTGTTCAGTATGTCGAGCTTATCAGGTCCATGCACAAACACCACTTTGAGGTTTTTGAGATGCTTCCACAATTTAGTCTCGGCCTCTACTACGGTTAGGCAGACGTTCATCGGGGCAACATACAGAATACCATGGCAGGTGCATGTATCCATCCAGGTATGGGCTACAGTTAATGCACAGACAGTTTTACCGAGACCCATGTATAATGCGAGATACGAGCCATCCCGATCCAGTGAGTATTTTATAGCCTCTCTCTGGTATGATTTTAAATCCTTCTCTGTTCTCATAACTTCATATCATTGATGAAGATCGAGTCAACGAGCTCAGCATCAGTTTCCCGTGTAGTCAGAACATTGATACGGGATTTCAGGCGATGAAGTATATGAAGACGCTTATCATCTTCGAGCTCGATCAGACACGCCTTTCTAACCTCATCCAGGTCCATTGTCTGGAGATATTTAGACACCTGAGGCCAACTCGATATTTTTGCTTTTATCATCCGACGTTCTACCGGAGTAATCTCACCCACCATCGACAGAAAACTTATTTCCCTATAGTCTCTCATAATATTATTTCCTAAATCGTTTCCCCATAAAGCCTGAGGCTTTCAGGGGTATTGTTTTGAATACACTAGATACCTTACATAATGAGGTATTGAACTCATCCATGGACCCTGCACCTTTCTTCACTAAAGCAAGTGCTTCATCATGTATCGACAAGATGATTCTGTAACCATCATCTTCCAGATTAAACATGCCGTCTACCAATAACTCCCGGGCAGTTGCCTGTGAGGCATTCTCCGTGAGACGGCCTGGGGTTAATACTGGCCTCCCCCATTTTCTTGTAGTGCCAAGATAACCCTCATGAGTGATAACAGGTTTCATCTGACCCCATGGAGTCTTTCTAACCTCAATACCTGGATTATAGTAAGCCAGCCGTTTATTGTTTGGTAAGATCATGTATAGAAAACCATTCTCAACTAAGAATCTTATACGTAGATATTTTGTAACTACACCTGGAGTTTTTAATGCATCCTTGGCAGCACGTTCAAGACCATACCACAGTTCTACAATCGATCGGTACTTCTGCCGAAAAGTGTTAATGGTAAACTGGGCATCTTCATTATTTATAGGAAATCCCATTAACTCACAGGTCTGTTTGAATTTCTTCCAACCCATAGAATATACCGCACCGAGAATGGTGAGTTTACCATGCCTTCTCAGGTGGTCAGCTGTGGAGCTTATCCCCTTATGCTCCTTAATCCAGGCATACGTGTATTTAGGATGAAGCGAGATAGCCATATCTATGTAAAGGTCCATGCCATTACGTAGTAGTTTCAATCCATTTCGATCATCGGCCAACCACATGACAGTGCAGTTTTCTACAGATGAATAATCACTGTCAAACAGTATCATACCTTTAGGAGCACAGATTGACGGTCTAACCATGGCTGATGCAGTATATGATACATCGGGATACAAAACCATGAAACTTTCCAATGTGAGGCGTTTAAAGGCCTTTACGGCTTGTTCTGGATTAGATACTGCTGCTCGGGGTAAGTTGTGGGGCTGAAACAATGCACCACCCCACCTACCTGTCGTTGCCTTATGATATCGAAGACAGCCGTATATTCGCCATATCTTATTTCTACCTTCAATCGCTGCACCTTTCAGCTTAACAAATTTCTTTGTCGAGGATTTTGATAATGACTGCCGAAGCATTAGTAGTTTACGAGCAGGACCTGGTATGTCCTTCAATAGTGCATCCTCAATATGGGCCTTATCCATAGATGACATATCTACACCATGTTCTTCGTCTAGCCAGGTCCGCATGCGTTGCGTCTGCCCGCCCGTGGTGATAACACCATTGGTCAGTTCGGAGATACGGCCTTCCAGAACATGCTGGTATTCATTCATCTTTGATATGACTGAGCAGATTAGATCATAATCGAGGGGTAGGCCACGAAGGTTTTTTCTCACGGTTAACCTCCACACCTCGAGCTCACGGGGAGATAGATTCGGCTTAGGCAGTGCATCCTCGATAGCAATCTCGGCCTCCACGTCACGAATACAATACTGGTACATATCTTCAAAGTCTTCAGGAGCCGTATGGGGCAACCATCTGGGATCTGGATTGGCTTTCGATGTCCGTCCCCTGGGCTTACACAGTTTCTGAATGAGATATTTACCTCGTTTATCTTTTTGTATGTCCAGGTCGAGAACACTGCCACAATTATCCAGGTCGACTGGTAAGGCGAATGAAGCAGCAACTGCCTGGGAGTCGCGCCACCTATCAAACCTAATCTTAGGCCACCCCATCTGAGCAACACATATATGCTCCCACATAACCATCTCAAAGAAAGCATTCCAGGCATGTACTTGATAACCATTCAGGATTGCCTTAAATAGCCGCTTAGGGGGCTTGTCTCCCAGGATCCACAGGCGTGGTTTTTTCCGATTGATCGAATATGCCAAACAGATGAGCTCAGTGGACGTGTCCTGGGCATATCTCATCGCTCCAAACATCTTCAGGTTAATCTCAGAATATGACTCAAAGTCAATATGAATGGTATTTATTTTCATAAAACTCCTATGGGGTAGCCAGTTATGGCTACCCCAAAAGGTTAATAGTTATCAGTTATCAGTCATCAAAATCATCATTAGGATCTACCCGACCATCAAGGGGGGTCCCATCTTTCAATTTCTGGATGTTCTGAAGGCCAACACCTACCCCACGGTTTCCCTTCTTATCATACGGAAAGAATTTAATGGTGGCCCGGGCGATACATCCGGAGTAGAACTCGTCGTCATCCTCCAGACGTTCACGGTCATTAGCATTACTGTCCACCACACCGGGCCTACGGTTTGAACTGGCATTCATAAACATAGCATTTTTATAGATACCTTCTCCGTCCCGGTCATCATTACCACTACGCAACGGGGTTCTGAGGTTCTTAGGCCAATCTGCTTTATTAGTCCCCCATTTAGAAATGATTGCCTGACGAATACCGGCTTTAATCTCGTCGAGATCAGATCCTTTCTTGAACACCATAGCCAGGGAATACTTCATATCCCCAGACATGGACTCAGTAGGCTCGAAGACATGAGCATAAGAAGCGGTAAACTTTGGAGTCATGATTCGATTTAGTCGCTTTCCCGTTTTCTCAGTTTTCTTGGTTTTCTTGGTTTTCTTTGCCATTGTTTTACTTCTCCTATTAAAAGGTTTTAGGTTCCTGGTGGTGGACAATCCACAAACCAGATTCTTCGATTACTCGAAGGTAAAGCTCAAGATTTGATGGTGGATATTCTTCGAGAAAAGTTACAGCAGACACTCCGCTGTTAATTATCATTTTCAAACACTCGAAGCAGGGTTGTAAGGTACAGATCAAGTGACCATTCCTGATAGACACCCCAAACTTTGCAGCCTGAAGAATTGCATTCACCTCGGCATGTACGGCTGGACATAACTCGCGACCTGCTCCAGATGGTGCCTGTTCCTTTAAGCAGGTGGTGCAATGGGCTACACCAGGTGGTGGGCCGTTGTATCCAGTAGTAACTATTCGATTGTCTACCACCACGATGGCCCCCACATGACGCCTTAGACATGCACCACGAACGGCAACGACATTCACCATGGAAAAATATGTATCGAGTCGTGAAGGCCTCATTAGAATACCTCAGTGAGGTCTTTCTTGAAACAATGCAGTGACCCGACATTATGAATCATTGCCCCAAGTTTTACCCCGACTTCCTGTGCTACACATTCCAACAGCATACAGGCAAAATACATATCTGAGGCAAGGAATTTCTTGTAGTCACATGACCGCTGGTTATATATGACGATCAGTTCCCCATTCCTAATAAGGAATTGATAGGATAAAGAACATGGTACCCGATCCTGACCACCCCAACTCATGATGTCTTTAGATGACTCATACATGGTGAGCATAGCCTGACGGGTAAATGGTCTGGTTTTCAGCTCATGAATGATGTAAGGCAGTTGTGCATGAAACCGCTCGGGGTATGAATACGAGAACACACCGTTACGGAGGAATGGCTTAAACAGATCACTTCTCAATCTCCAGGCAAGGCCCGGATTTTTATTGATCAGTGCAAGATCGAGACGCTCCTCCATTTCAACGGCAACCCAATCTATAGGAATGTCCATCATGGAAACGGCTTCAACTATATCTTCCCATTTTGTAAGCATGTAGGAATATGATATCAATTCCTTTGTCTGGAAGTTATCATCCTGGGAGACATCCTGATCCTGGACAGTTGCCGACTGATAGACAATTCCCATTTCAGATATATCTCGTTCAATCTCATTTAGTGCTTCAATTGCTGAGTTGTAAATTCTCATTGTTTCTCCATAGGTTAAATGATAATCATACGCAATATGCCATTATAACACATGGCATATTACGTGCAACGCTTTTTTTTTATATCATCCATGCCGGAAAATCGATATCTGTTATCGACAGTATTAAGGCGAACAACACTCCGGCTATAATCCACAAGATAAATCTTAATAGTTTCATCCAACCACCTTTAGCAGAAAAGCAGTATCAGTCTCGGTGAGGCCTTGCATTAACTTGAATGCCGTCTTGACGATATACAGACGGTTTCTACATGCACCTTCAGTCCTGGACAGTTCTCGAGCCATTGCTGTCCAGGTCTTGTTATCAAGGTACATCTCACAAAGATGCAAGGTATCATCGACTGTCCATGGGTTCCGATGGTTTGCCGGTTGATACTCAATGTTACCTCGTATATCGACTACAGTCATTTTATCATCTCCAGTTTATGGTTTCAATATGTAAAGACATACCCACGGGCACTCATGCAGGCAATCCAAGTGTCACGATTAGCGGATACACCTGCATTAGCATTCGAGTTGTAAACATTCGATACATCGTTTGTATATGAGTGATAGTAAGGCTGCATACTTTCCTGCCTACATTCATATGCATTAGCAGCATGCTCTTGCCGAGTTAGATCAGGACCGTCTGTAATTCGAGGTGTTACTCCACAGCCAGTCATGAATATTGATATTGTTACGGCCATGATTAACTTTTTCATTTTACTATCTCCGGTTTATGGTTCTATGAGATCGGCGTAATTGCTTAGTAACCTCACGGTTTAATTCTGTGGCTGAGTCCAGGTAGGCATTTCTCCTGTCCATGTCCACAGTGTTGTAAAAACATTCCTTTGCTGCCTGTTTGTTCAGGTGTTTTGATTTCCGGTCTCGATATGTGTTCTGGTTCTCACAGGCAATCCGGATAGACCGTTCATACCTGGAGTTACCGTAGTAGGTTGCTGCCTGGGCAGTGGTGGTCATGGTGGCGGTGAGTATGGCTATTGCTATTAAGGTTTTCATTGTGTTTCTCCGTTTTGTTGTTCGTTGTGTTATATGTCCGTTAGTCATGCTTACTAATATAACCGATATGAAAATGGATGCAATAGGAAATTAAGGATCTAAGGTATGAGTTCTGACATGCACTAGGCATGCCAGTTTTTTAGATGAAGTCAGTTTTCTTTGCGAGTTTCTTCCGGGAATATCCAACGTTCTCCCAACACCATTTTTTAGCCTCGACTATTAATGGATGGGGTTTTAGTGTTCGGATCTTTGAGTATTGCTTATGATAACCACTAGGATCTAATAAAAATTCCTTAATCTGTCCAGCCATAAAAGCAGGAAATTCACATGGGATACATTTTCCTGTCTGCCAGTTCACGCGTGAGTTTTTCATATGGGACCAGGTGCCGTCTGGCTCATGCCGGATCCCACGAATAACAAAGCTATCAGGAAATCCCATTATCCGAGCACGTTCTCTGGTGGACAGTGGCAGTCCGGTCAGTGGATGAACCTTGGGATTATTTCCTGTTAGTGCCCGAGAACCACCTGTCCAGTTCAAGGCGTCTAAAGCAAAGTGATATTTGATGAGCCCATCATCTGCATGATAGTGCATTGCCTTATTATTGTTTTTCGTCTGGAAATAGTGCCGGAATTGACACCATGACATAGTCTCTTTCTGGTATACACCTTTACCACGTAATGTAAGACCCACGTCGTCTGAGCATAAATGCGTGTCATGTTGTATTGGTGAATACTTGGTGTCCATGGTGAACAGGTCGCCTATGATATCCTTCACTGTCGGCTTAATCGTACACTCGCCTGGGATGAATACATACCCTAGATCTTTTCTGGCAGCAATGAAAAATAATCGGTGTCTTCTATGCTGGCAATTACCATATCCCATATTTGAAACGAACTCCGGGAAGATGTCATAGTCTTTCAGGTAATCGACAAATAGTGAGACGTGGTTGGCACTCAGGAATTTCGGCAAATTATCCATAAAGAAAAACAAGGGCTTTACCTTTGCAACCACCTCCAGCGTAGTGATAAATTCAACGGATTTAGTTGCCTGCAGTTTCTCACGGGCCCTCCCAGTAATGTTTACCAGATTGGAATAGGAACCACACTTGGGATGACCAGCAATAAACGTGACGTTCTTGGGGAGTTTATCCGGGACGGTCTTGGTGAGATATGCACCTGGGAAGTTATCTTCAAAAGTATTTCTGCCTTCAATATCTCGAGCATTTACATAAGGTCTCGAGTCAATGTTGCCGATGATCTTGTAGCCATGGTGTTTAGCCCCGACGAGCGGGGCTCCTATACCGGCATAAACACCAAAGGCTTTCAGTTTGTGGCCTTTGATTTTCATTATCAATACCTCGACCTGATCCGGAATTTATTAACCTCGGATTTTTTCATATACACCTGGTAGATCTCAAGCTCATTCAGTCCACATGACTCGATATAAAGCAGTAGTCGGATATATCCTGTCATGAGATGATTGTAGAACAATGCTACATCTGTAGCAAAATGGTGTTGCTTCCATGGTTTCTGCTTCAAGGTATTCATCGCCAGGCCAAGTGGTTGAATGATGTCCCACTTATTCGGTGTATCCGAGATCGTAGAATGCCCCTTTAGGGATACAACATATCTCGGAGCAACCTTGACAACTATCATGAGCTCAGTGTAGAAATGCAATGCATCAATAAGCTCCTCGACATGATGAGTCTCGTGATTGATGTCTGCTGCTTCACCTGCCTCAGCGAGCTCCTCAGTAACCCTCCAGGCAAAATCCTTTATGAGGTATTGGTATCTTCGATCACTTAATGAAAAGTCAACACCCTCCACTATCGCCAGGCCAATGCCGGATGCTAGTTCAATTGGTTTATACTTCTCGTGCAATTCTTTTTGACGTTCAAAAATTGCATCCAGCCAAGCACCCTTTACGGCTACCAGATTGGGGATATCCCCTGAATCTATATCATTTATATTCATACTCCATTAACCTCAGCTGGGTCTCCAGCATGTCTGTGGTTGCGGTGCGGAAATCTACATTGATGACTCGAACCTGATTGCGAATTAACATCTGCATAACCGTGCTATATCTGTTCCAGATCTGGTCATATTTCTCCATGACCTGCCGTCTGTGCTCCTGTGGCTTATAATCCTTATCTGCATTGGTCATGAATTTAAATCTGGATTTAACCCAGTTAAGATCTACATGGCAGTGAACGATAATGGGGTCCATTGCCACCACCATGGCGAATAGTTGGGGAGCCTTAACCAATAAGTTACCACCACGTAATGCACCACCATAAATGATCTCAGATATTCCGGTATGTCTGTCCAGGATCCAGTTGCCTCCATGGTATGAGGCTTCCCGGTCTAACAGTTCATCGGCAGTTTTTGGAGGACCACCATAGTGCCGGAGCTCGAGACCAGTTATGGCCTCGAGCATTATTCCGACAGTGGATTTCCCGGACAAATCCGGACCCTCCAAGACAAGCCGAGATTTCGGCTCGTACATGATTACTCCTTGGCTGCCTTCTTAGCCGCCTTCTTAGCCGCCTTCTTGGCTGCCTTCTTTTCGGCTTTGGTCAGTTCGGCAGGTTCGTCATCTTTAGCCGAGGTTTTGGTCTTGGCCTTGGATGCATCCTTGAGCTCGGGGTCACCAATGATGATCAGTGCATCATTCTCGGCAATCTTAAAACCGATACCATTATTTCGGGCAAGATTACGAAGTTGGAATTTCACCTGGTCAGGCTTCAATCCAGTCTCCTCGGCAACATCTTCAATGGTGTTGTCATCGACACAAGCCATGACAACACGTCCACCAATGGCAGATTTACGAATAGGTTTGATCTCCTCTCCAGACGGCTCACGGATGAAACCGGGTTTCCATTTCGGAGCGGCACCTTTTTTCTTGCCGGATTTCTTTTTGTCCTTTTTGCCAGACTTCTTGTCTGACTTCTTATCAGACTTCTCCTTGGCCTCACCAATGCCGGACTCATCCATATCGGCCATGTCTACATCTCCGGTACGGTCAGTCTTTTTGTTCTTCTTTTTGTCTTTCTTTTTGGACTTCTTTTCAGTCATGTCGGACTCCTCAGTCTCAGGTTTATAACTGGCAATTACCTCGGAGACAGTCTCCTCGGTTGCCTGGGCAATAGATGCAGAATTTACCTTGTTCCAGGTTTTCTTCCCGGAGTCGGCTCCTACGATCTGCACCTCAACCTTGTAAATCTGTTTCAGCAATTTGATACGATGCATGGATTTACCAATGCCTTCGAATTTAAAGTTACCATAACGGTCTTCTTCGAGGCCGGGTGTAGTCTGCAGCAGTTCGATCAGGTTTTCTTTTTTCACGGTGTTCTCCTAAAAAATTAAAGGTGTGGGGTCCGATATGGACCCCAGATATTATTGATTAACAATTACCACGAATGATGGTAATTGCATTATCTTGATTGCCGAGACGACGTTCACCAGCAATGAGGTCCAGCATATTCTGAACCAGTCCACGATATTTAAAATGGTTAGTCCGGCGAATATTTGCAAAGTAATTTCTCACGGATTTCGTCTCATGTTTTGTCAGGTTATGGTTATTAAAAGGAGCAGGCTTAACAGTGGTCGATAAATAAATTTTATGAGTAGTCATTTTGTTTCTCCGTTTTGATCGTTTTGTTGTTTTGATACTCACTAATATAATCGATATGAAAATGGATGCAATAGAAAACTGAGGTTCTATGAGGTTTTTATTTAAAATCGTCTCCGGGGTCAGCCGATGGCCGTGGGTCACTTTCAGTAACCATTATCAGATTACCTGGTTCTTTGGATATCCATGGAATCAAAATATCTGACTGGTCTCGGCTAACCTGGCCCATTGCCTGAGGCGCTGATGTTAATTTCTGGGTATGGGCTGGCACCTCACATATTTTCAATAGGTGTTCTATTATCTCGTCGTCTCCGTTCCATTTCCGGGATGATCTGCCATGTACTAACTTCAGGCCTTCAACTGATTGCTTCATGAGTTTATCATGCAGGTCCTCAGTAATGGCTTTCATCCATATATTAATGAGGGGGAATTGTTCATATGCCTCGACCAGTTCACTCGTGGTCATGGATGAAAACTCCTGGCTAGCAGTCGCCTGGTTATGCTTGGCTAATGTGTTGCATCGGGATGCAGCATCACACCATCTGCACTGATCTTCACCTGGTACGCATTTTGATAATGGATCAAGTGCGGCATGGATCCCCGGTACTAATGTCTTTTTGGCCCAGGATCTGAGATGTTTAGGCTTCATGGTGTGGATTTTTAATATATCCCCACCTCGGTCTCGTGGTTGGACAATTACAGTATGAATGGTTTTTATTCTGGCTTGAACTGATGGCTGTAAGCCATTCATGAGACCGACGGCATATATTAGCAACTGAGATGAATCTGCATCTACAGAAACACCTTTGCCGGTTTTCAGATCAATAACATATATGGTGTGTTTACCGATCAAAGCGCAGTCAACAGTGCCCAGGACACGGGTGTCTATGCCGTCATATGCCATAACCCCCACCTCGACAAATAATTGACAACCCCCCTTTATAGTCGACATGGTGGAGTAGATGTAGTCCAGATACTCATCAACCACCTTCACCATTTCCCGGGTGACTTCTACCTCCTCAATAATCTTGCTGAGATAATGCTCTGGTGTGCGTTCATTGGTCAGGCATAGTTCGGATACATGGTGTGCTGAGATTCCCCACTTGGCAGCAGGTCCTCCGGGTTTTCTGGCTATCCCCTCGGTCATACGAATGGAACCCGAGCAGGTTAGCCATCGCTTCGAGCTTGAGGGTGATAACCTGGAATGGTATCCCTCTTCAACATTAATCTTCCTTAGCATCATATTTCTCCTTAAAATCCCTGATCATTACATCCATTATGATTTTAGGTATAGCTCGCTTTAGGAAAGATAAGGGGAATTTTTTACGTTTCCCACCTACGTCATCTGTCCGAACTTTAAAGTCTTTCCTTTCTTTTGACATGATGACTAGGAGTTTTCCCATATGGGATGAAGACAGACTTACATATCCGTCAGGCAATACTGCGATTAAATATTTAGGACCCCTTGCCACTACCAATAGATCATCATTGACATGCTCCTTAATGTAATCTCGCTGAGTCATCCATACATCAGAATTGTTTGTCATATTTGCTGACAGTGTAGTCTCCAGTTTGTCAACAAGTTGAGCCTGATCTGCGGGTAAGCCTTTTTTAATCTCTTTTAGGCTTTTTTCGAGATTGTTAGCAATTTGGTCTTTTCGAGTTGTTGCCTGTAATTCATTCATTGTTATCTTCCTGTGATTTTAGTTTTTAAAGAATGAGTTGCTATTAATTTCTACGTCTTCTTCCAGTATGTCCAATGCATCGAGGAATTTCTGATATTTCTTATCCGAGCCTCCTGTGTCTGGATGAAACTTTCTGGACTTTGCCTTTTTAATCATGGATACTAATTCTGGGGGCCAGGTGCCGTCATTAAGGTCCCGAAAATCATATACACCAAGATATTTTTGGGCTTTTCGTCTAGCCTTATATAAGGCCTTATACTGTTCACTCCTATGGTGTATCTTTTTCCCGTTATATTCATCGGGCTCAGGCTCAGGACCTGGGCCATATGCCCACTGATCGTCTGGAGGATCTTCATCTTTAGGTTCTACCCATGGCTTCTCATCTTCGGATTCATCCCAGGTGGTGGTACCCTCATCCTCGGATTCATCATTGTCAATGATTTCAGCGGGTTGTGGATGTTTTGAATTTTTTGATTTTTTTTCATCAATAATATCAGCGGGTTGGGGTGTTTTCTCTTCCCGTTTTGGGAATTTATTATCCTTACCCAGTTGCCTGTCAGCAATATGTCGTAAAGCTTTAATACTTCTCTCAGCCAGTCCGGCGAACTCCACCATCTGTTTCTGCAGTTGTCGTATAGCCGATGCTCGAGTCTCACCTGGTGTATCTTCAATGGACTTTACCGCCTGGGCAAAACCCACCTCGCATAGCTTGCACTCCTTATAAAACTTGGGTGCTTTTTTCTTCCTACGTCCATAGTTAGCCATGGTGTTATTTCTCCTTGGATTTCTTCTCGGCCTTGACAGTTTTCTTTACCGCCATGTCGATAACAGCCTGGTACTTTTTCTTCTTCAACCCGGTAATGGTTTCAGATCCAAATTTTCTCAAAATCTTTTTGGCCGTGAGCGATTGCCCGGGCCATAACATCAGATCAAACAGTGCTTTTCTTACATCGTCAATTGTAGGTTTAGTTGCCATTGTTTACTCCATAGTAAAGATTATTAAATGATAAAAATTAAACCATAATATAATATGTTTTGTTTGTCAATGAATTATATTAACACACATGATACCGGCGATTAAATGCGTGTCATTATTAAACAACAAAATTTATATTGACATGATCGGGAATATGTGGTTGGATTTTATATGTTTTTTACACAGGATATCAGGCACAAAACACAAAGGCCCCGAGACTTGGTGTCTCGAGGCCCTCGCTTGCCGACCGGAAATCCGCAAACCACAACAGCTATAATACCATTATGGACAAAAAATGCAACGAAAAAATCGCTTTAAAATTCCTCAATGAGTTCGGTGAGTTACACTACTTTACCTGCATCCATCCGCACAAGAAAGGCAAAACAAAGATAATCAATATCGGCTATAAGTCCCTTGAAAAAGCCTTCAAACGTCTCCAGGAGCTCAATCAACAGGGGTATGGCGTGTTTTTCTGTACCAATGACGTGCATGGAAAGCGTAGACTGATAACCAGTATTGAAAGTTGTCGGTGTATATTCCAAGAGGATGATGATGGATATGGTGGGAAATATCCGGTAGAACCGACCATTGTAGTCCAATCTTCACCTGGGAAATTCCATCGCTACTGGTTATTAAAAGGAAAAGGTGGCCTGTCTATAGACCAATTCTATGACTGTCAATCTCGAATGGTGTCTACCTATGGCTGTGATAAAAATGCTTTTGATGCAGTAAGGGTATTGCGTGTACCTGGATTCTATCACACTAAGGTGGTTAATCGCCCCGTCATGGTTGAGATGGTGGGTGGCTGTGGTGTTCGGTATAAAAGAAAGAAGTTAATAGAATGCTTCCCCGTAGAAGAGTCTGCCCAGGAGTCGAATCGTGGTGGGAAAAAGTCATGGGGGTCCATACCAATACCCACTAAGCGTTTATGGATGCACGATCTCATGGCTCTCGGGGATGATATCGGGTGGATAAAGGGTGCTGTAGAGGCAGTATCAACCGACGCTGGTTATTGGGATTGGGTCAGTGTTGGCATGGCATTGAAAGCCCGGTATGGTGACAGGTGGCTACCGTTTTCCATCTGGGATAAATGGTCGATGCGTAACCTTGATAAGTACAACGAGTCGAATGGTCGAGATGGACTGTTAAGAAAGTGGCAGTCGTTTGATGACGTGCCGGTTCATGGCAGTGGAATAGGTATCGGGACCATATTTAATCTCGCTCATGATAATGGCTATGAAAATGATTATACAGTAAAGGATAAATTTAAAGATGAAGAGAAGAAATACAAGTTAGGTGTTGTCAATGAGCACTTTGGTACGTTCGTTGCCCCAGGCGGGAAACCAATGGTCATCAGGAGGAAGATGAACTCAGATGGTGTGGTGTCTACTGAGCTCTGGTCCCGAGGAGGATTTGTCCAGGAGATCGAGGTCTCCAAGGTGATGGGTGGTAAAGACAAAGACAAACCTATTAACTTGTCTAAGGTGTGGCTGAGTTGGAGTGGTAGACGGCAGTATACCGACATGATAGCCATCGGTCATAAACCGGTCCATGTATGCACGGGGGCGATGTTACCCAAGGGCTGCACCACCTCAGTGTATGAATCGTTTACAGGCATGACCAGGACGCCCCGTAAAGGCGATTGTTCGTCAATATGCGACCATATATATAATGTGTGGTGTAATTGTAATGTGGAGGCGTATAGGTATGTTCTCGGCTGGCTATCCAATATGTTAATGGAACCATGGAAGCCGGCAGGTACCTGCTTAACCATCGTAGGCGGTCAGGGTGCTGGTAAAGGTATCATCCTAGAACCTCTGGTACGGATGATGGGCAATGGTGCATTCATATGCACCAAAACCTCTGACCTCGGCGGGCGGTTCAATTGGCACCTGTACAATAAGTTTCTAATATATGGGAATGAGATAACCTGGGGAGGCAATCGCTCAGAGATCGGAACTATTAAATCACTGATAACTGATCGGCTGATTTCATATGAAGAGAAAGGCGTGTCCTCGATAACTGGGGTAAACTGTACCCATCTTGTATTGTCAAGTAACTCTGAGTGGGTTACCCACATGGATATGGATGATAGACGTTTTGTGACACTCAGGACTAATGACGACTATTCAGGCAATCTAGGATATTTTGATGATCTGGCCCGAGATATAAACAATGGAGGTATGGAGGCATTCATCTGGTACTTGATGAATGAGCGGGATGATTTCGGCGGGGATGAGTATAGAAGTCAGAATAGACCTGAGACGGATGAAATCTCCAGGGACGTGGTGGCTGAGCATAAAATTAAATCTGGAGACGGGTTTGAATCATTCTGGGGCGATGTGTTGGAAGATGAGGAGATCGAGATTGAAGGTGTATGGGGTGAACCTGAGATGGTTCAGTTAACCGATGATAGGGGTGGTACTAAGGTTCATTGTGTCTCTGTATATAAGACATATTTGAATTACTGCCGTGTAGTTGAGCGGTACAGGCAACCTCTTGGGAAGATTAAATTCTATAAAAAGATGCGTGAGGTGTTTGGGATAACTCGAATAGAATTTAAAAGAAATGGGGTGAGAGTACGAGGATTTCGTCTTTCTAGGTTGTCTCAAATGCAAGAAGATTTGAATGACCGGCTTGCTTAGAATTCTGAGGGAAAAACCCTCCCAATTGAGAGGGTTATTTTTCATTTACTGTAATAATGATTATCAAAAGAGAGGGTTTTTGGTGTTTAGTATGCTTTCTTTGAAACTGGGGTACACAAAGATACACAAAGTTGTTTCAAAGAAAACAAATGCGTCCCGGTAAGTATACGATCTTATTGAGAAGGACGAGGGAAACACACAATTGGTGGGTTGTTTCAGTCCCATGTGTATGTGTATGATGCCAGCGTGCATAATGATATATATATTTATTGTGTAAATTGTGTTAAATATGTTTAATATAATAATAATAAATGTTTAAGGGTATACATAACGAAACACAAGGTTTAAAACTACGTTTAACTCTGGTGGTTAGATAATAAATTCAATTACTTATGGAAAGGAGCAAGATTGTGTCAACCAATGGCTTCATAATACGTCGAGGAGATCCGGATAGATTCGAGTTCCGGCAGAGGAAAAGAAATGAAAAACCATCGAAGTATAATAAGCGTCGGGAAAAGGAGATGCATAGATGGGTAGCAATGAAACGGGAGCAGTATGCCCGAGATGACGAGATCGCCCGTGGTAAGACAAAGAGGCTCGATAAATTACGGAAGTTAATCCCAGAGCCATTCAGAACGAAATTAGATGACGACGAAGTGGAACTGTGGGTTGCCGCTAGTAAGATGTCACTCGATGACGTTCTGAATCATGCCAAGTTTATGGCTAATAGATTAAGCATGAATAATGACGATCGTGAATACGTAGCACTGCTCGGCAGAATGGCTTCACTGGTTAAGGCGAGCAATGATGCTAAGCCAAAACGTAAAAAGAAAAAGAAAGATTTCAAGGTTACCATCATGACCGTGGACAGAACAGCCGAAAATATGCGACGTGACGTGGATAATACCGAATGACCGTCTACCCATTGGACGTATTAATACCTTCATGGGCCGTAATCATGCCTCTATTGGTGTGTATTGCCACCATGTATCTATCCATATGCATAACAAATAAAAATTCAACCTAAGGTGTCATTATGTCGTTTGGGAAAAATTGCCGTGTTTTTTGCAAAAAATGTGGTAAACATAAAGCAATACGAAAATTTACCAGAAAGGAAATATACTCAACTGAGTTCCAATCTCCCATCTGTAAAAAATGTGAGCGGAAACAGGAAAAACGTATTGGTAACATGACAAAATGAAAATAGAGTTAAGCGTACCCCAGACGGAATTCTTCGCCTCAAAGAGCACATCAGTGGCAGTGGTAGCAGGCTTTGGTTCTGGTAAGACGGACATAGCCAAGATCCGATGTATCACTACTATGAGGCAATTCCCGGGGTGTAATCAATTATACCTTGCACCCACATATCCCTTGATAAAGGATATCTGGTATCCCAAGATAGAGGAATACCTTGAGGAGTTGAAGATTGGGTATCGGATAAATAAGCAAGACCATATCGTAGATGTTGAGGGGCTTGGTAATATATACTGCAGAACCATGGAGTACCCGAGTCGGATAATCGGGTTTGAGGTATTGGATGCTTTCCTAGATGAGCTCGACGTGGTGAATGAGGAGAAGGCTCTTGAGGTGTGGCGTAAAACAAAGGCACGTTGCAGGCAGAAAATTACAAAGATAACAAAGAAAGGAAAAATTAAAAAGAAATTCTCGGGTGGGGCCCCAAAGGAGGAATGGATAGCAAAAAGGAACCAGACGTATGTATCCACCACACCTGAGGGATTCAAGACCACGTATAATCTATTTCAAGGGGACCCCATACCAGGATCTCATCTCATCCAGATGTCTACATATTCAAATCTGCATAATCTGCCCAGTGGATATATTCAGGAGCTCATGGCAAATTACCCGGCACAATTGATTAAGGCATATATCATGGGTATATTTGTCAACCTGGTTAACAGGCCTGTATGGAATGAATACGACGAGAACCTTAATATGTCGGAAGAATATGTAGAGGAGAAAGAGCCACTCATCGTGGGGATGGACTTCAATGTAGGCAGGGGCTGTGCTGTGATATATGTCCCTCGTGTAGATGGGCATGAGTTGCATGCTGTAGATGAGGTGTTCAATTCATATGACACCCCGGATACCATTCGTGTATTGGAAGAGCGGTATCCTGAACACCACATAACAGTAATTCCTGATGCTTCTGGCAAGTCCAGGAAGTCAGTCAATGCCACTACATCAGATATTGCATTGCTCAAACAGGCAGGCTATATAGTAAAAGTTAACAAAAAGAATCCCAATATTAAAGACCGGGTAATGGCTACAAATCGACTATTTCATAATGGAAAAAGCGAGAGACGCCTATTCGTGAATAAACAGAAATGCCCTAAGTTTTCATCCTCATTGGTACACCAGATCTATGACAATAACGGATTGCCGGAGAAAGGTACTGGGGAGGATGATATTACAGATGCAGGGACATATCCACCCGCATTCCTGCACCCAATTAAGAAAGTTACAACTACTAGAAGGGAGTTACGAGTATGAACCCAGCAGAATCTGTAGTAAATGATGTAGTAGGAATGCCCATATTGTCTGAAATCCCGGACTCTGATGGTGATATAGATGACGTGGCAGCACTAATCTATGCATATAAACTGTGGATGGTGGAGAGTATGCTGCCCCGTACATTGCTGCAGGGTACACGAGGTATGCGCAGGGCAGGCATATCATTTCTGCCGAAGAATGAGCTCGAGTCTGCTACTGCTTATAATAATCGAGTACAGCAATCCACCGTATTGAATGCATACCGGAAAACATGCTCATTTCTGTCTGGGCAGGTATTTCAACGGGATATCTCATTTGAAGATGGGTTTCCTGACTCCATGGAGACTCTGCTCATGGACATTGACAGGTCGGGTAATAATCTCAATATCTTTGCAAAACGTATATTCTTTAATGGAATTGCCAAAGGTGTATCTCTGATTCTTGTGGATGCACCACCTACTAAGGGTGAGGTTCTATCTCGTAAAGGCGAAGCAGAACGGGGTATTCGACCATATTTTAAAGAGGTAAAGCCCGAAGACGTTATCGGGTGGAGAACAGATACAGACAATACCCTTACACAGGTAAGGATATCCGAACTGAAACATGAGGATAGTGGTAAGTTCGGCACAAAATATACAAGGCAGATACGTGTATTGTATCCAGGTGAATGGGAGGTGTATTCCCAGGGATCTGACGGTGAATTTACCCTGACTGATAGCGGGGACTTCTCAGTGGATATCATTCCCCTGTTTGTTTTCATACCTGGAGAGGAGACTACAGTCATGACCGGGGAGACACCCCTTATGGATCTGGCTGAATTAAATGCTGCACATTGGAGATCCTCATCTGATCAGACAAATATTCTCCATGTTGGTAGGGTGCCTCAGATGTTTGGTCGTCATATTGATCTTGATGAGATGGTAAGTGGTACTGCCTCCATGGTTACGAGTGATGAAGATGGCTCTGATATGAAGTTTGTCGAGATAACAGGTGCATCTATTAATGTAGGTGCTGATGATATCAAAACACTTGAAGAGAAGATGGCTATGTATGGTCTGCAGCAATTGATACCCCGAACAGGCAACCAGACTGCAACAGAGAAGGCCCTTACATCCAGTGAATCCAATAGCTCACTATCATCATGGGCAACTGACTTTGAGGACGTGCTGAATGCCGCACTCACCACATTGGGTCAATTCGCTGGACAGGAGATCCTGGAGAAATCTGCTTCTGTGAATAAGGAATTTAATCTCGGTGTGGCTAACAATGAAGAAGTAATTGCCATATTGAAATCCCAGGAGCAGGGTATTATATCCACTCAGGCATGCTTCTCTGAGCTGAAACGTCGGGGCGTATTCGCGGATCAACTCGAGTGGGATGATATGGAGGCAGATATGGAGAAGGAGAAACAGGAGGCAGCAGACATGATGAAACTTGCAGGTAGTTCATTCGGAGATGACAACAAAGACAACAAAGATAATAAGGATAATAAGGATGAATAAGGAACAGACGATAATTACCTATCGATACATACTGCAAAGGTTTGGGATTGATAGGTATGAAGATGCTGCCCTTAAGGATCTATTGAGCTATTATAACCGAGCTCGTAAGCAGACACAGAGTGAGCTCAGGAAGGCTATAAAGAAAAAACGGTATGGCCCGACCATTACTAGGCTGAAACTGATTGACGACGAAACCTGGGTCCTTATAACTGCCTTAACAGATAAACTGACTAATAGGGCAATAGATCCGATTGTCGATGCAGCAAGATATTCATATAAGAACACCAATGCTATCCTGTCATGGGATGGTAAGGTTAAGGATTTTAAATATGTGAGTATGTCGAGAAATCAAATATCCAATATGGTGGCTGGTAAAAAGCTCGGGGGATTCATGTTTAAAGATTGGCTGTGGTCAGCCCTATCTAGTAAACACGATAATCTTAGAAAAGAGATCAATGCTGCCCGTGTTCGGGGTGTCGGGTATAAGAAACTTATGTCTGAGCTCGGAGACAGGTTTGACGATGTGTTGGCTAAAGACTCGATTGAAGGTACCCTTGAAACTGTGGTCAAGTCATATATTCAATCTATGAATGCAAAAGCCCACAGGGATATCTATGAGGCTAATGCAGACGTTCTGAAAAGGGTCGAGTGGTCAGCCATTATGGAGAATGGGAATGCCTCTACAGGTCGGGGTACATGCCCCAGGTGTATGGCTCTCGATGGTAATACATATAAGACCGTGTCTGCCGGCCCAGAGTGTCCACTCCATCCACGTTGTAGGTGTATGTATCTGCCTATTACAGAGACATGGGAGAAGCTATTTAAAGGCGACAAATTAATGGGTAGCATACCAGAGATGGAGGAGGAATATGAAAAATGGTATGATCGGGACCAGGTAACAAGGAAGATAAATCGTCTCGGGAGTAATAGCGGGGATCTCAAAGCATTACTGTTACGGGGTACCTCCGATAAGAATTTTGCAGATTGGTGGTGGACAAGAGGAAAGACTTTTCAGGATAATGCCATAGGTCCACATAGGGCTGACATGGTAAGGGATAAGGACATCAGTTTTAAGGGTCTGGTAAACCGGAAAACAGGCAGACTATATACTATAGATGAACTACTTGCAAAGATTGCTAAAAAGAAGAAACCATCTATACCCAAGGTTCCTAAGAAGGTTCCTAAGAAGGTTCCTAAGAAGGTTCCTAAGAAGAGGGTACCTACAGGAAAGGCCCCGTCCATGGATAAGATTAAGAAGTTCCTACGTGGGGACTCTGAAAGATCCATAATGGATATCATCCGACCCCCAAAAAGCGACAAGATTAAATATGACATCTATGGGACTACTAAGTCAATGCAGGATACTGTCATGAGTAAAACCATGTCGGGTGTCGAGGACATGCTGCATCCTGATGTAGTTGCCAAGATTCCTAAACTCCGTGTTGCATATGAGAAAGGGGTACGTGGTGATTATCAGTCGCCTGTTAAGGGTAAAATACATGGTTTCCGGGTAGGCTCATACTATGATCAAGATGTGTTCTATCATGAGTATGGACATGCAGTCGAGTTTAACTTTCCTGGTGCTCATGAGGCTGCTCTCGAGTTTCGTAAGATGAGGACTAAGGGTGAGAAACTTCAAGCGATAAATTCCCTGGGTGAGAAGGGTAAACCAGATAAGTTTTTTGAGCCATACTGTGGCAGGTTCTATCCGTATAAATCCGACCCAACAGAAATAATCTCCATGGGCCTGGAGAGAATGTCTAAAGATGCAGATGGCTTCTACAAGGATGATCCCGAGTATTTTGAATTTATAGTTAAGATAATGTGGGGTGACGTATGATAAAAGCAATTTTAGGTAAAGGGGAGTTTACCATAAATGATAACCAGACGATTGAGGGAGGCAATTCACAGGCGAGAAGTGATTTTGCGAAAGCAAAAAGTATTCGAGTAGAAATCTATGAGGGTCCTGTGGCTGCAGTATTGTTTCAGCGCATGGACAGCATGAGGGGCAATTATGTCCTTAAAGAACGAAAAGATCCTAAAGGGGTATTCTAATGAAGTACGCATTGACTGAGAATGGTAACATTAAGATAACTGATGGCAAGCCCACCATAATAGATGACGACGGCAAAGAGCATGCTGTAGATGCCATTGGTGCAACGAAGAAAATAACTGATCTTAGTGCCGAGGCTGCAGGATACAGGAAAAAAGCAGTTGATCGGAAAAAGGCACTTGAGGTCTTTGGTGACTTGGATCATGAGAAAGCCCGTACTGCACTTGCTACTGTTGACTCGATGGATGATAAGCATAAGGTCGATCTGGAGGAACTTAAGAAAAACATCAATGGGGTATGGGAGGAGAAAGAACAGGGCTGGGAGAAACGTAAGGGTGAGCTCAAGGCCGATCTGTACAAGGAGAAGGTTACAAGCAAGTTTGCGTTGTCCGGTGTAGTAAAGAAAACTCTCCTGACACCTAAGATTGCTGCTCTCACGTTTGGTGGTAACTTTAAATCTGACGGTTCGGCAACATATGATAATGGTAATCCTATACTGTCCATATCCAATCCCGGAGATCCGGCACCATTTGACGAGGCCTTGGAGATTCTCATTAATGCCCATCCGGATAAAGAGTCAATCTGGAAAGGATCTGGGGCTGGTGGATCAGGATCCCAGGGATCAGGCTCAGGTGGCGGACTACCCACGGAGAAGACATCTGGAGAAAAGATCAGCAGTGGGCTTGCTAAGTTAAGAGCATGATTTAATTGAGAATGTTTTTCGTTGCAATTATTATTTTGCCATGATAATATATTCATGAATTTAAAAATAGTTATCATTTACTGCAGAAGCAGTGAATGATAACCCAAATATGAGGGCAGACCAGAAGGTTGCTCCCGTTCCGTAGATACGGCATATTCTCAGACAATGGGGATATGCCGTTTTTTTTATCATTTTAAGGAGATATATTATGGGCGCTATGACTCTTGCCGAGTTTATTAAACGAACACGTGACGAACTGATTGCTGGTGTAGCTGAAGAAATCCTGACCACTAACCCCATATGGTTGCTGATGCCCTGGGAAGGTTATGCTGGTTCCGGTATTACGGTGAATAAGGAGAAGACTCTGGGCGATGCTGATTTCTACGGCCTTGGGGATACCATTGCTGCAAAAGCCCCGTCTGCCGTTACTCCTCTGCTGTTCAGGTCCACTCGTTGTATTGGTGACGCTGAGCTCGACGGTCTGCAGGTTGCTGAGTCCAAATCTGATATTAATGATCTGATGTCCATGGAAGTTGCCAGCAAATCCAAGTCTGTCGGTCGTAAACTGCAGCAGGGTATGGCTACAGGCGATGGTACAGACCCCCACATGAACTCCCTGCATTCCATGATTGACTCTGGTCAGTACGTGACAGGTGGTAGTGGTGACATCTTTGACTACATGGACGCTCTTACCCAGAAGATCCTCTCCAAGGACGGTCTGGTTGACTGGATTATGGTTCATGGACGGGATGCTCTTAAGATTCGGACTGCATACCGGAAACTCGGAGGTGTCCCAATGATGGAAGTCAAGTCTGGTGGTCGTACCTTCAAAGTTATGGAGTTTAACGGTATCCCGGTCTTTACCAACAACTGGCTGTCTATTACTGAGACTGCTGCTGGTGGTGCCCTGACTGGTGGGGCTCTGTCCAGTATCTATGGTGGTAACTTTGACGACGGTACCCGGAAAGTTGGTGTATCCATGATTCATCCTGAGGCGACTCCGGCTGGTATCACTGTCAGTCCTATTGGTCAGATGGAGACGAAGGATCAGGAGATCTACCGGGTTAAATCCTACTCCAACTTTGCATCTTTCAATAAGCTCGGTATTGCCCGTGTAACGGACATGCCTGCATAGTTACACACTCCCTCACGGTGTGGTGTATCCACTGTCTTCTTTCCTCTCATGCGGGGCAGTGGATACATTTTTTTATTCTAAACAGGAGTAATACATAATGCCTACAAAAGATGAACTGAATGGAGTGATTGCCGATCTCAAGGAAGAGATTATCACTCTCAAGGAAAACTGTAATGGTGATAATCCCGGGCCCCAGTGTGTGGTCCCGATGTTCTGGACATACCCTATAGATACCTCAATGGGCTCCACCATGGATGTTTTCGGGACCCTGGTAGTGCTTAATGATGACGGATACTACGTAGGAATGGTTGATGAGAATACTGTTGAATCCCATCGCAATCGTGAAGGTGAGCGATTTCTGACTGAAAATGAATATGCTGACTTTCTGGAAGATGTTGAGGAAGCTGAGAACATCGAGGACTAAACATGCCGGCTATTGTAGGTACTAACTCTTATGTAACTGTTGCCGAGGCAGATGCTTACATGGCTGCCGGTTATGGTTTTGAAGCATGGGCTAATGAGGCCAATAAAGATGGTGCTCTTATCTCTGCTGCTCGTGCACTTGATATGCAGTGCTCCTGGACAGGGTCTAAATCAGATCCTAACCAGGACCTGGCATTCCCTCGGAAGCCGGATGCTGACCCAGTCCCACAAGATATCAAAGATGCTCAATGTGAGATTGCTTTTATGGTGTCAAGCACAGGGTCTACTGCCCAGACTTCCATGAGTAAAGGACAACTGAAGTCCCTCAAGGCACAGGGAGATCTGGAATGGTATGAGGCAGGTGGTTCTTTTAATCCCCTGGTTAACACAATGGTGTCTTCATTGTTATCCCAGTATGGTTTGTGTCGTGGTAATGGTTCAACCCGTATAATTCCACTGAAGAGGCAATAATGGGCGTCTCAATTCCCATCATACTCGAAGACGAGTGGTACAACTTTGTCGAGAATGGACTAACCAGGCCTATTCATGTCGTCTACATGGATCCTCCGATATATGATGGGGACCAGGTTATACCTCAGCCTCAAAACATTGAAGGACCCATAGACGCTGTATGGTTGGACTTTAAAATCTCGATGAGTCGTGCTTCACTCGCTAAGGCTGATGATTCTACAACCTTATTTGTCGATAAGAAAGTTATCTTTCCAGCATTGGAGTTGCCTGTGACCCCTAGGCTGACAGATAAGGTTGTGGATGATTCTAACAATGAGTGGTCGATAATCGGCATTGAAACTGATCCAGCCAGGGCCCACTACACATTTCACATTAGACCATTGAAGATGGCATGAGACGAGTAAAGACCGGAGCACAGTTAATATCTGCCATGGATGAGGGCGGGGACGAACTGAAAAAAGACATCTCCAAAGTCTTATCTAAGGTGTCTATGGATGCTTTTAGAATGCTTGTTCGTAGGTCGGCTAAGGATACTGGGTTTCTTCGTAGCAACTGGGATGTCTCTGTGGATAGGGCTCCTATGGATAATGTTAAGCATAATCCTGGTGGTAAGTTTGCTGCTGCAATAAGTCCCAAACTCAATCCTAAATTTAACTCCGTTATTACTCTATATAATAACACTGAGTATGCAATATATCTTGAGACAGGTACACCAAAGATGTCTGCCCAGCCCATGATTGTACCTACAGCCATTGCTGTGAACATGCAGCTCAGGTCTGCATACAAAATCCTAAGTAATAAGAAATATCATGTTTGAAAATGTCCAAAAACTTATTGAAAAACGTCTTCGGGATAACTGGACTTTCACCGAGATCGACTGGGATAACGTGAGATTTAATCCTACTCGGGGTACAGCATGGATCAGATGTCGTGTTGACTGGTCAGCCAGCGAGTCCCGAGCAGCAGGGCCTAGGGTACACAGTGAGGGTTTTGTTTTAATATCTATATTTGTCCCGGCAGAGCAATCGGTCATACCTGGGGTGTCACTAGCCGAAGAAGTACATCGGCTATTTAGTCTATGGCAGGTCGGGGATTTAACAATGAGAGCGGCCCATACTGAGAGGGTTGGGCAGGTAAAGGAGTGGTATCAATTAAATGTGGTGGTACCTTTTTATTATAACGAGTGCATGATTTAAGGAGTAATTATGAGCGCAACAGGTGCTAATAGCTATATTGCTATTGTGAAGGCTGCTACAGGCAATCCCTCTGCAATCCCTGCTACCCCGGCAATGACTAAGGTAAATTTTGAGTCAGCAGATCTTGGGGCTGAGATTAAAACGAATATCTCAAAAAATATGAAGGGTAATCGTAGAACTACAGGGGTTACGATTACAGGGTTTACTGTTGGTGGTGGCTATAAGTTTGGCACGACATATGAGAATAGCCCAGCAGATGAGATGATGGCTGCTTTTCTCTGGGGTGAATGGGTGGTGGATACCCCGACAACAGGCACGAGTCAGCTCAAAGATGGGTCCCTCTATACACCATTTTTCATCGAACGGGGACACCCTGACATCTCTGAATATTTCCAGTTTATGGGGATGTCTGCTGATGTCTGGGAAATGAGCTTTAAGGATCAGGATATAGTGGAAGGCTCTTATGCTTTTGTCGGCCTCAAGACAGAGACCATTAAGACTCCCACGGTAGGTGCTACATATTCTGATGCTACTGACAACCCAGAGTTCTCGACAGTGACTAATGTCCAGAATGTGAAGATTGACAACGTGCCTGTAGCTGAGTGTCATGTTAAGGAATGGACTGTAACTGTAAAGAATAATGTTACGGGGAAAACAGGTGTGGGAATACTTGGTGCCTGCTCAGCCAATGCCCACAAGATCGACATAACTGGAAAACTTACTGCATACTTCGAGGATACCGATCTCTATAAAAAGCTTTTAGCCGGTACTACATTTTCATTCTCTTGGGAACTGCTTGACTCACTGGGGAATAAATATATGTTTTTGATCCCCCGGGCTGTTCTCGATAGTGATGAAATCCCGATCGACGGACCTGATGATATTTTTGATAATGCTTCCTTTGTAGCCCTTGATGATACTGCTAAGGGTTGCGCTATGTTGGTCGAACGTACAGACCATACTTAATCTTAACCTGGAGTAGATGTAAATGGATTTTTCACAGGCATATGAGTTAAGCAGTACAGTCACAGAGGGTGTATGGAGAACCCTCCCTAGTGGTCTAAAGGTTTGCGTTGCCAGCCTTCGAAACCCGGCATATTTAGCTGAGGTCCGGAGACTGCAGCAGTCTCAGGCTGCAGCCATGGACATCAATAATCCAGATGTGGTTGTAGATATCACATCTAAAGCCATGGCTAAAACTATTCTCCTTGACTGGAAAGGTGCTGTCGATCTTGAAGGTAACCCAGTAGATTACACTACAGAGCTTGCCCAGGACATGCTGAAGAGGTATGAGATTTTTAGGGAGGAGGTGTCAGCTGTTGCTGCTGATGACTCAAACTATAAACTGGGTATCGTGGAAAAGTAGTTAGCGCTGTTAAGTGGTATGAAAAACACTCGGGGAATATAGGTTGGCTTAAACGTCTACGTTCTCAGGGTGTCCATGTAAAGGCGCTTGATGACGAGCCTAATCTGGCAGAATATGAGGAATTTTACCTCACAACGTATTATATAACTGGTGGTAGCGTAACCGAGATAATTGCATACTGTAGATTAAATTGTTTATCTGATGTCGAGATTATTGATATGATCGATGTTATAAAAATGGTAGAGATGAAGGTGAGATAATGCCTGTCGTTGAACTAACCGTAGATTCATCTGGAGCGGTAACTGGTCTCAAGCAATACGAGGGTGAGGTACAGCGGGCTGGTAGGTCTACAGATTCTCTTGGTGGTAAGGTTAAATCTATTGGGGCGTCCTTTGCTAAGTTCACAGCCATAGTGACTGCAGTAGGATCCAGTTTAGTAGTTGGACTCGGGATGAAGGCTGTCCAGGCTGCCTCGCTCATGGAGGATACCCAAGATAAATTTGATGTAGTATTTAATGGGATGACCGACTCTGCTAATAAATGGGCAGAGGAGTTACAGCGAGACTACATCATGTCCAGGCGGGAGTCAAAGCTATTTCTAGCCTCGACTCAAGATCTGTTAGTACCTATGGGCATGCAGGCAGATGCTGCTGGGAAGATGTCGTTTGAGGTGGCTAAACTGGCCTCAGATCTGTCGGCATTCAACCCTGAGGTTAAAACCTCGGCAGATGCGATGAGGGACATGCAGTCGGCATTGACTGGCGAATATCAAGTAATGAAGAAATATGGTATTGTCATCAGTGACACCATAATAAAGGAACGTGCTCGGGCTGAGGGGCTCTGGAGTGGTAAGGGTGTACTTGATGCAAATACCAAAGCACAACTTGCCTTTAAGCTCATGCTGGAGGGCTCTAAAGCGGCTATTGGTGATACAATACGCACCCAGAGCAGTTATGAGTCTCAACTGAAACGTCTTCGGGCTAACATGGAGGATTTTACTACTCAAGTTGGTGAGTACCTCATCCCATATGCTAATCAGGCAATTACCACGTTCAATGACTGGGCAATTAAAGGTAATGGCCTGAACACCACTATAAAATTTCTCATTGAATCGGCCAGGTTTCTATATAATGGATTCATGGGTATAAAACTGTCTGCTCAGGCGGTTATTGTCGCTTTTGCCTATCTGGCTAAAGGTGCATCATTGGTCCTTAAACCTCTTGAGTTACTACTGTCTGGTCTACAAAAGTTAGGAGTAATCGACACTAATCCCTTAAAGGCCCTGTCTGATAACATGACGCTGTTTGTAGACTCTGCTGTCGATGGGTTGGAGAAAACATGGGCTAAAGTAGAAGAGGGTAATGTCAAATTTGATGAACTCAGTGCTGGTGTCGGGAATTCAACCTCATCGATAAAAGTAGACATTGAGACAGTAGCCGAGGCCCAGAAAAAGTGGAATGAAGAAATTAGGAAAACCGGCGAGGAAATCGAGAAGTCATGGAAAACCCAAAGCAGCGTAGCAGATAAGACAATAAGCAGTACGTCCCGGGTAATTGCTGCATTGAAGGGTCAATCTGATCAGCTCGCCTTGGTTAATGGTAAGTGGGTTAACATAAAAGATTCTGCAGCAGAATATGGTCGAGTCGTTGCGGGGAACACCACCACCATGAAAACTAATGAAGAGGCTCTCAAAGGCACGGCTAAGGCTGCAGATACTAAAGGCACCTCTGATGTAAAGGCCTCTGTAGAGGCTGCTAAGTTGGTCTCTGGGCTGGTTGCCCAGGGTAACTCCGGGCAATACGCAAAAACCGGAGTAATGGGTGCTGCTACTGCTGCAGACGCGTATGCTGGGGCTGCTGCTCGAGGTGCTGCAGGCACTAAGGGTGAGGGGAACAAAGATCCGGCTAAAACGGGAAAAAGCTATTCGTTCAACTCAGGTGCCGAACTGATGAAAACAGCAGAAGGCATTCTGGCAATTATGAAATCAGATCAGGAAAAGGCTCGCATACTCGACAGTCAGCCTGGACAGAGAAGACCATCTTTAAGCGAGTTTACACAATGGAACCAGGGAGCACGAGATCGAACACTCCAATCTCGTCGAGATCGAGAGAGATACCTGACTGACCAGTATGTCTCTAAAGGTGGCAATGCTGGAGACTTCTATGGTGGTGGGGGTTCATCCAATGTTACAGTACATATAAACCAGGCCGTATCAAGGTCTGATATTGTAAACATTATCAATGAGATTCAAAGAAATGGTGCAAGAGCATGAAATTTAAACTTGGTACTATAACTGCAGAATTAATTTGTGGAGCGCAGTTCTCATATCCCCAATCAGTTTCGATTGTACAAGCTAAAGAACGTACAGCTACTGGTATTGTCCATACGGAAAGTTTTCATGTTAAACTCGGGGAATATGTCTACACATTTAAAGATATGGGTGACGCGGATTATGCTGTATTAATGGACTGGTTTGTCAATGTAGTGGATGCAATGTTTAAATCTTTTTATCTTACAGATGATCTTGGGATTACAAGACATGTACGCTTTACAGTGCCTCGTTTATCATTTGAGCAGACTGATTTTGGCTTATGGACTGGTGACTTTACCGTGGAGGCTTGTTAAATGATTACTGGACTTCCTGCTGATTTTCAGGCACAGATAGATAGCATAGATCGGTCTCCAGCTATTCTGCTTCATATATTTATCGGGTCAGAGGTATACTACATCAGTGATACAGTAATTGGTGCTGCAGATGGGTTATCACATGAGTATCTGCCCTTTGTTGAGGACTGGGGTACACTGACTGATTCATCAAATATCAATACGTTCTTTGAGGGGGGAGCCCTGGAGATTCGATCAGTCACACTGTCTCTGATTAATGGGCCAGACTCCTACGCGTTTATACGTGCACTGTATGAAAATGGGGTGGAGAATACCAAAGTAGAAATATACCAATGGTTTTATGGTGTCTCAGAGGCAGACATGCAGTTGATCGACGTAATGGTGTGTCAGGATCCGATTACGTTAACAGAGGCATCTATGCTGCTTGCTGTGGACATGGTATCCATTATCATGATAAACAACCCGTACCTATTTGAAAGCCATACCGGGGATGAGTCGTTGCCCGTGGTCATTGGTAAGGTTGAAGGTGTCCCCATGATCGATCTCAAGACAGCCCGTAGTACTACCCTGGTTGAGGAGATTGGGGATGGATCAGCAAACAGTACGGCTCCACAGACAGGTGAATTTCTAATATCTAATGGGGTAGGCTTTCCGGCTGGTACAGGCTCAACAACTGTATATATTGACTCAGAGCTCGTAAAGTATGACATGGTATCTGCTGCAGGTATTCGTGTCACTGCACGGGCACAAGGTGGAACCACGAAGCGCATACATCGAGTAGGGGCACATATCACTATCCCCAATGCTAAATACGACTACGCTATTTGTGCAGGACCAGTTAAGACTGTTGATAACTTTCAGGCGAATGGTGAACCATATATAAATCCAGTAAATTTTATCACGTCTGGCGACCCTGTAATAGCAAGATTTATAGATAGACCACCATGGTTGAAAATAAAAACTACAGGCGGTGGGTCTACGCAGCCACCTCCTGAAACTGTGTATGGACAATTTGGTAGTAGATACGAGTCTGCTTATAGTGGGGGTGCGAAAGCGCCATCTGGACTTGGCTCAATAAACAGAGAAGCTAGTTCAGCTGCTTTTAATATAGAAAGTACAGTTGGTGGCGGTACATACGACGCTAATAAACTGGTGCAAATTCCTATCCTAAAATCAGAAACAAACACATTTCAGAAGCAATCTAGCGCACCACCTACCGGGTGGGAAGATATGCTCCAGCGGGACACAACAGTTAATGCCTCTGTTGGTATTCGTATAGATACAACAAATAAACTTGCTACCAACGATGGAATATCAGGAGACGTTATTGTTGTATTTGACGGTGACTTAACTGGCGTAGGTGGTACGCTTGTTTCTGGTTCTGTAAAAATGAGGGTTACCTATGATTCTATTAATGTAGTACGACGTTCAAAAGGTAAACTTAAAGTTTCCTTTATAAACGTAGACGGCAGTACGTCAAGGTTGCTACACGACGAGACTCTTGAAAATGATAGTGCTAGCGTAGGTGCGGATACTTATGCTACGTTTAATAATAAGACACTCCAGTATGATAATATTCCAGTTGGTACACTAGCTGAATTTACAAATTCTGGTATAAAACTTGAGTATGAAAATACTGAAGTCAATCCTGACAGAGGTGCTTGGTTTCAGTATACTAAGGGTTCAGTTGGGATAATGCAGTTTGAATTTTTGTTCCAGTACTACGTTGCGCCTGGTACAGTACCTATTCCTACACAACAAGGTTTGTCGAGATTTGATAGGGACTTGAGTTCCTACGGTGGTCTAGTTGACGTAAAAGTTACAGTACGCGTATCATCAACAGACAATTGTGATAGGGAAATCTCTATCATTCGTAGACAAACTAATCAACCCGCTGATAATCAAACACTTGCGACTATTAATCCTGTAGCAGCAATGACCACTTATGGTCCTTATACCCTAAGTGGTGTAACCAGTTGGACTGACCTTAAAAATGCACGCGTTGGTTTGTATCAAAAAATAACTGGACCATCCACCGCTGGATTTGTTCGTGAGCTTAAAACTGCAGTGCAGTGGGTTAAATGGGATATCACCTATGATCCCAATGCTATACAGAATCCTGATGAAAAACGAATAGTATACGCTGAGGAGTTGCTTGTTGATGTAGAATCTGATATGGGCGCAGACCCAACTCCTCCGGAAGTAATCCAATCTCTTATTGAAAAGTACACCCCAAATGGAGCGTCATATATTGACGCTGTTAGCTTTGCCGATGAAATAGCGTCCTACACTGCTGATGGTTACTTCTTGAATGGTGCTATTGACGGTGAGTTCAGACTCCATGACGGACTACGTAAAATTTTATTTGAAGGCATGCTGCGCCTGCTGTTTAATCAGGGAAAGATTAAATTGTTGTCATATAAAACTGACTCATCAGCAGTTGTTGATATGTCAATTGGTAATTCTCAAGTAGTATTGCGTTCAAAGACAATCAATAATCAACCTATCGAAATAATAAAGAACGATATCACTATCCAATATAAACGACAACTCCACACCGGTGTTTATAAGGGTAAAAAGCACGTTGTAGACACCGGTTCTATTGCTAAATTTACTCTCAAAGAAGAGCGTAGAAGATATGATTTAATAACTTCAGATACCATCGCTGAATTAATTGCAAACAGGCTACTTGAGATAGACAAGGGACCCCAGTCAATTCATAAATTTAAAGTCATGATGCCTCGGGGATATCAACTTGAGAAAGGAGATAAGGTCGTCTTCCCACTGCTGATGCCCAAGAGTTTATATGGTAAGGGCAACGTACTAACCATGAGTCGAACCTTTCCCTCTGGAAAGAATGAGCAGATTAGTACATATGAGGTCTCAGTTCTCAATCCGATTAGTGGAGTGGACAATCCTGAGGGATTCATTTCTGTCTGGAAAACGACTATGACTGACGAGAGTATTACCCTCCCGGCTACTGGTAATAATGATTTCTTTATAGATTGGGGTGATGGTGTGCATGAGCATGTCAATACATCATACCCGACCCACATCTATGCTACTGCAGGAGACCATACGGTTACAATTGATGGGTACTGCCCAGAATGGTATCAGAATGACAGTGGTGATAAGGATAAGCTGATTGAGGTAAAACAGCTTGGATTCTGTCACTGGACTTCTTTGGAACATGCTTTCTGGGGATGTAGCAACTTAATGGATTTTAAAGCTGGTCCTTGTGATACTTCTAGGGTTACGAATATGTCCCATATGTTAGCAGGACTTGACAATATGGTGAATACTCCAGACTTAACTGGTTTGGATACATCTAATTGTACCTGGTTTTATGGAATGCTGTATAACTGGCCTAAAGTTGCAGTTGCACCTGACTTGTCTGGTTTTAATATGGGGGTTGCTTTTAACATTAATCAGATGGTATCACGTTGGTTAGTAATAACACCCGCTGGAGACATTGGTATTGAAAAATGGGATATATCGTCTGTAGAGTCTGCTGAATTATTCGCTGACCAAACTACCTTTACTCCAGAAGCATACGACCACATCTTGATCAGTTGGGAGGCTCAGAACACTAATCAATTAATAACACATTTTAAATCTCAATATAATTGTGGTCCTGCATCTAATGCAAGACATAACTTAATTGTAGATCGTCATTGGGTGATTATAGATCAGGGACCAGTTGTAAGTCCTTGCTATACTGTTGATGACTTTGTCTCTGTATGGAGAACAACTACTGCTAATGAAACGATCACTCTTCCAGCGGTAGCTACTGATAACAATTTTGATATAGACTGGGGTGATGGACATACTGGGAATACGCAAGCTACTTATCCACATCATACATATGATGCGCCTGGGGACTATACCATTGTTATTCAAGGAATTTGTAAGAAATGGAGTCAGAATAACGCTGGCGATAAGGATAAGCTGATTGAGGTAAAACAGCTTGGGTCTGTAGGGTGGATTGATCTGTTTGCAGCGTTTAATGGTTGTCAAAATTTAACACATTTTACAGCGAAACCTTGCAATTTATCTATGGTTACAACCTTTAAAACCATGCTTGCCAATATTAAAGGAGCGCTACATATAGACTTACATGGTATGGACACTGAGAATGTGTCTATAATTATGAATTTTATTGCGTACTCTAATCTCTATCAGTTAGGTGAAATTGGTATTGAAACTTGGGATATAAGTAGCGTTGTTGACGCTAGACAATTTGCAACTAATGCAGGATTTACTACACCTGCCTACGATAAAATTCTAATAGCCTGGGCTGCGCAGAATGTTCATGATGATATTGTTATAGATTTTGGAACATCAAAATATACAGCAGGTGGTCTTGCTAATATTGCAAGAGACAAACTTATCAACGATCACAATTGGACTATAACTGATGGTGGAGGAATATAATGCTTAAGAGAATTTGCAAAGGACGCCGCGTACGTAAAGCATGTGTTCCTACGTACAAGGTTAAATTGATACACAGAAAACCCGGTCAGGGTGCCGGTTATAAGGGTGAGCTCCCTGTAATCCCTCAAGTGGCTCACTCAGCGATTCACATGCACCAGAAAGATGGTATACTGGTTATATGGGATAGGCCCATGATGGTTACTTGTGATATCAAAGATCAGATTGATATTATCATTGATGGCGCTGCTCCTGTGCATCCTAAATCGGTAGTATTTTCACCAACTGACCCTTCTCAGATGGGTCTTATAATGGACGTTCCATTTACTGAAGGGCAGGTTGCTACATGGGCGTACGATGATCA